GCAATCCTGAGCAAAAAGACCAAAGCGGCGATTAGTGTCCCGCCGACCAAGGCCGCCGCCGCTGGTGGATATCTTTCGACGACCGACGCGACCAATATCTTCAACCAGTATTATTCGTGGCAGGAGGGCGAACTCAGAAACAAGTGTATGAGCGTCCCCGCGCTGAGTCGTGCGCGCGATCTCATGGCGTCGGTTATCTCGTGTATGCCGCTCCGAATGTTCAATATGGTGTGGGACGAGAACGAAGAGAAGATGGTCAAGAAATATATCGCTCCGCGCTCGTGGCTCCGCCAACCCGATCCACAAAATACCTATGGCCATTTCATGAGTTGGGTCTTCGATGATCTCTACTTCTACGGCAGATCCATAATCCACATTTCGAGCAGGACGGCTGACGGATATCCCGCGTCGATGCAAAGGCTCCCGGTCGGCTCCATCACGAGCACCGATCAAGTCGGCCCGGTTTGGTTTGCCCCAAGTAATCAGATCTACTTCAACGGCATCGAGTTAGATCCCCGCGATTTGATACAAGTTCTATCTCCGACTACAGGGATCATTTACACCTCACCTGCCGCAATAGAAACCGCGCTCAAAATCAACGACGCGCGAAACCGTAACGCCTCGAGCGCGATCCCAGCCGGCGTGCTACAAATCCAGTCAGGTGAACCGCTCACCGCGACCGAAATGCAGGATTTAGCCGCGTCCTTCAACGCCGCACGCGCCGTCAATCAGACAGCGGTCTTGTCTCAAGAATTGCGCTATGAACCAACGACGATGACGCCTGACAAAATGCTGCTTATGGAGTCCGCGAACTACTCCGCGCTCGAGTGCGGCAGTCGCATCGGCAATGTCCCGCCGTATCTCATCGGCGTGAGCACCGGGTCGTACTCGTACCAATCCAGCCAACAAGCCCGAGCCGACCTTTATATCTTCGGCGTAAAACTTTATGCGGAAGCGATATCGGCGACACTATCGATGAACAATGTCCTGCCGAGCGGAACCTTCGTCGAGTTCGACGCAGAGGGCTATCTCGAAGAGAACTACATCGCCGACGAAATGGACCAAGATCAACCTAGAACAGGAGAAGAAATCGCATCATGATTCGCCTCACCAGTAACCAAATCACACTTGACGCCGCCGCCCCGGACGGCACACAGTCGCGCACGATCACCGGCATCGCCGTCCCCTATGGCGTCCCTGCCGTAGTAAGCGACGGAACCGAAGTGATCTTCGAGAAAGGATCCCTGCCGATCGATGGCAAGAAACCGCGCCTATATATGAACCACGACAGCGCGCAAGCCATCGGGATCGTGACGGAAAGAGTAGAAACCGATGAGGGGATGCTGTTCTCCGCAAAGATCAGCAAGACCGCGCTCGGCGACGACGCGATCCAACTCGCCTTGGACTCGGTGATCGATTCCGTGTCCGTTGGTGTAAATGTCCTTAAATCACGAGCAAACGACGACGGATCGCTCACAGTTCTCAAAGCCGACTGGATCGAACTGTCGATGGTCCCCGTCCCGGCGTTCGCCGGCGCGATCATCACCGATGTCGCTGCGAGTATCCACCAAAACGAAGAAGAAATCAGCCACAATCAAGAAGTCACTCAAGAAACGGAGCCAACTATGCAAGAACTAGAAACCCCTCAGGTCGTCGAGGCAACAATCCCGACCGCACCAATCCCTGCCGTCCCTAAGCGTCAGTTTGACATGCCGACACCGGGCGAATATCTCGCCGCGATGCACATTGGCGGAACCACCTTCGAAAATGTCGCAGCAGCCGCACGCGAAGCGATCAACCGCAAGCGCACCGCACTGCAAGCCGCAGCCGGCGATGTAATAACCACAGACACCCCCGGTCTGATTCCAGTACCCGTGCTGGGACCTACCTTCGAGGACCTGAACTATATTCGTCCTGTCGTGGCAGCCGTAGGCGCTCGCGCAATGCCATCAGGCAACCAATCCAAAACCTTCATACGACCAACTTGGACGACACACACATCGGTCGGTACGCAGGCCAGTGAACTTGGCGCCGTGTCGGCGACGACTCCCGTGATTGCCTCGAATGTCGTCAGCAAGACCACCCTCGCAGGGCAGGTCACGCTGAGCGTTCAGGACATCGACTTTACAGATCCGGGCGCGATGAATATCATTCTCAATGATCTCGTCGGCCAGTACATGTTACAAAGCGACAATCTCGCCGCAGACGGAATTGTCTCCGGAGCAACCGCATCGGGCGCTACATGGACTGTCACCGCGAACGATCCTTCGAGTCTGATCTCGGCGATCTACACCTCCGCTTATAACATCCTGCTTGCCACCAACTTCCTCCCCGACCATATCTTTGTGGCCCCGGGAGTTTGGCAAGCGCTCGGCTCTCAACTGGACGCAGACGATCGACCAGTGTTCCCGTACACCGCCGCAAGCGGTCTCATGGGCGTAAACGCGATGGGATCAGCGAATATCACCGTCGCCAACACCTTCAACCCGTTCGGCTTGAACCTTGTAGCGGATCGCAACTTCGCTGCCGGGACCATGGTCGTCGCGCGCGGTAATGCGATAGAATTCTATGAATCTGTGCAGGGCCTCCGCAGCGTCGAGGTACCGTCCACGCTGGGCAGGACCTTCAGTTATTACGGTTACGCATCGCTCTTCGTTGCCGACTCGACACAAGTTCAATCGATCACGGTCGCTTAGTCGGAAGCGGGACTACCGCTCATGGCTACCTACCAAGTCACCCATAAACAACTGTTAGACGGCTACGCCGTACTTCAAACCCTGACCCCCTCGGAGTTTGAAGTCGGCCAGTCTCTAACCGTTGCCGGCATCACCGGCTTCAACGGGACCTACACGATCTACGCGCTCCCGCAGTTCGCGTTCATCGGCATTGACAGCGAAGGCGATCTTCTCTTCAACTACGAGATTCCAATCCCGAACCAAGTCCTATTTGCGTTAGCCGGTGACGATGTGAACCGAACCGCCGCAAGCGGAACGATCACCTACGCGCCTACCTGCACTTGGATCGATGCGAACGACATCGCAACTTGGCTCTATCTCACCCCGGCAACGGCTGGAGATCTCGCGTTCTTGACGAGTTGCGCGGCGGCCGCTAACGCGACCTGTTATCGCAAACGACAAGAAGCCGGCTACGCGGCAGATAGTTTGACGACTCCACCATCAGCCGATGTGGAACTCGCGACGACGATCCTCGGCGGAACTCTTTATCGGAGCCGCTCGAGCATGGATCAGATTGCGTCCTACGACGGGATGGGAATATCGGCGACGGTTGGTATCACCTCACAGATCAAGATTCTGTTAGGTATCCCGCGCGCACAGGTGGCCTGATGGCCTACACCGATCTCTTCAATGAGGCGTTCGACGATCTCTGCACGACACTAGGCACGATCACCGGGCTGGCCGTTATCAACGACCCGCGAAACATGCGCCCAAACTGTCTGCTAGTGAACCCGCCTTCTTTCACCGCCTTCAACTTCAACATCGCGAAGTTGGAGTTCTCGTGTCTTATGGTCTCGATGGGGCCGAGCAACCTCGACGCGATCCGTCCCCTCATGGAAGCCTGCGGCGCGCTACTCAATAAGAAAGTCGCCGTGATCGCAGGACGCCCTACCAGCGTCGAGATCGGGGGCGTCCTAATGCCGGCCTACGACCTCACCATCGAGATGCAAGCTCAGACCGCGTAACAATCCACCGATGACCGACCCAAATCACCTACTATCAAGAAAGAACTAAGGAGCAATCATGGCATCATCAACTTACCTATCGAATCCCGTCGTAACGATCGCAGCGGTGGACCTGTCGGATATGTGCTCCGCAGCCACCTTGACGCATTTACGCGAGGCCCTAGAAGACACCGCCTTCGGAACTGAATCAAGAACCTACACGGCGGGCCTTGCCAATAATGAAGTAACCCTTACGATGTACGCGAGTTACGCCTCGAGCGAAACCTACGCGACACTGGCGGCACTTGTTGGAACAAAGACGACGATCACACTTCAACCAACTAACGCGGCGACGAGCGCGACCAACCCGTTAT